GAAAGGCGTGGGGCCGTCGGTGCGTCCACGAACGGTGGAATTCTACAAGAGCATGGTCGGGCTGCATCTCGAGCCGGCGCTGGGGCGCACGGCGCTGGTGCGGCTGACTCCGCAGCAAGTGGAGATGCTGATGGCGGCGAAGCGCGCGGCGGGATTGTCACCGGCGACGGTGCGGCTGATCAGGGCGACGCTGCGCGTGGCGCTAGGATGCGCGGAAAGTTGGGGGCTGGTGACGCGCAACGCCGCGGCATTGAGTCACGCGCCGGCGGCGGAGGCTGGGCGGCGTCAGGTGATGACGGCGCCGCAGGCTCGGCGATTTCTGAAAGCTGCGGCGGGCAGCCGGAATTACGCGCTGTATGCGATCGCGCTAGGGTTGGGGATCCGCGAAGGGGAAATCCTGGGGCTGACGCTGGAAGATTATGACGCCCGGCGCCGGCGGCTGAGCGTACGCGGGAATCTGCAACGCGTGGGGAAACGCTGGCTGCTGCAACCGACCAAGGCGCATCGCACGAGTGCGGTGATCGAATTGCCGGAGCTGGCAGCGCGGGCGCTGGATGCCAAGCTGGCGCTGCGCGCGGCAGAGGCTGCGGAGGCGGGGAAGTGGTGGACCGAGCATGGGCTGATCTTCACCACGCCGCTGGGCCAGCCGATCCACAAGCGGGCGCTGGCGGAGGAGTTTCACGGGCTGCTGTCCCGCGCGCGGCTCGAGCGCATGCGCTTCCACGATCTGCGGCATTCGGTGGCTACGATCCTGCTGGCGGGCGGGGCGGAGGCGCTGGCGGTGCGCGATCTGCTGGGTCACGCGACCGTGAAGACTACGCTGGATACGTACGCGCATGTGCTGGTGGGGATGCGGCGGGGGCTGGCGGGGCGTATGGACCGCGCGCTGGGGGCGCGGGGATCGCGGGGGAGGCGACGGGTTGCTTCCAAGGCTGCTTCCAAGGGGGTGGGGAGGGCGGCGGTAAGTGCTTGATTCGGTGGAGCCGATGACGGGACTTGAACCCATAACCCCCTGATTACGAATCAGGTGCAAAGGCGGCAATGGGATCAACTGAACTGTCCCGTCCCTGTGGGAAATCGAGTTTGAATCAACTAGGAACGACAGGACGCGACTCGGCATTGCTTCCAGTGTTGCTTCCATTTTTCCCTTGACAGGCTTGTGTCACGTGGAACATTATGTATCTGGAACGTTTGGAATCAACTGCTCCGGACCCGGCGCTGTCCCGTTGAGCCCGCCATCGTGCGCAAACCTCACAGGTCCCACCAGAACACGATCACGATCTTGAACCCGGCGGTTGGCGGTTCGAGATATACGGTCAAGGCAACTGTCGAGAGTCTGATCAGGCGTGGCCATGCGCAGTGGGGCGACGATGCCCAGACTTGCATTTTGCTACTGACGCCGGCTATGGTTGCGCGTCAGGAAGTGGAGATGCAGAAGGACGCGGAGTTGGACGCGGCGATCCTCAGGGAACGCGGCGATGTCAACTGGCACTGGGCGCGTCGGCCGAGTGGTCCGACGGCCATGCCGGTCATGCAAGCCCGCGCCATCGTGGGCGTTTCAGGGTCCTTCCGGAGCATAAACGCCGGAGGGTAGACCGATTGCTGAATTCCGCTAGCGTCAGGGCTGGCGAAGAGGTTGTCACCTAGGTTGTCGATCCTAACTCCGGCGCTCGCCACAATTCCACAAATGGCGGATGAAAAAACATTGCGAGGCAGCCTGCGTGCCTATGCACGACACCGCGGCGAGTCGCTCACCGCGGTGCAAAAGGCCATCGCCTCTGGACGCATCAGACCTCCCGCGCGCGGCAAGCTCGATTTCGCCCGCGCGGACGCCGAGTGGCTGCGCAACACGGCGCCGCGTCCCGGACGCGCGTCCGCCGCAGTTGCGCCCAGTTCCACGCCACCGGTTGGATCCGCCGCGCTTCCGCCCGGCAGCAATGGACACAGCAACGGCAACGGCGGCGCGTTAGCCTATGCCAAGGCCCGCTCGGTACGCGAGCAATTCCTGGCCCAGCTTGCCGCTCTGGATTTCAAGGTGCGTTCCGGAAAGCTGGTGGACCGCGCCAAAGTCGAGGCCGCCGCGTTCGTCACCTTCCGCTCTCTCCGCGACCGCCTGCTGGCCTTGCCGGACCGCATGGCGCCGGTACTGGCCGCGGAAATGGATCAGGCCCAGATCCGCGCGCATCTCGACACCGAGCTTCGCAAGGCACTGAATGATTTCGCCGATCAGGCCGCAGGCCCCGAGCCCGCCGCCGCTCTCGCCGGATAGGATTTACCGCCAGGCCGCGGCGGCCGGCGCGCGCCCCGCCCCGTTGCTCACCGTTTCCGAGTGGGCCGAGCGTCATCGCGTGCTGTCAACGCGCAGCTCTGCCGAGCCGGGACACTGGCGTAACGAGCGCACTCCGTACCTGTGCCAGGTGATGGATTGCCTCTCGCCGTCGTCGCCATTCGAGTCCGTGGTGCTGATGAAGGGCTCGCAACTCGGCGGCACCGAGTGCGGAAATAATTGGACCGGCTTCGTCATGCACTACTCGCCGGGACCAATGCTGACCATCCAGCCGACCCTGGACCTGGCCAAGCGCTATTCCAAGCAGCGCATCGACACCCTCATCGAGGAAAGCGACGTGCTCCGCGGCCTGGTCCGCAGCCCGCGCTCCCGCGATTCGGGAAATTCTCGGCTGCTCAAGGAATTTCCCGGAGGCATGCTGGCCATCACCGGAGCAAATAGCGCCGCCGGCCTGCGCTCCATGGCCGCGCGCTTCATCTTCGGCGATGAAGTGGACCAGTACCCCGGAGACGTAGGCGGTGAGGGCGACCCCATCTCCCTGGCGCGCGCCCGCTCCCGCACGTTTTCCCGGCGCAAGGAGTTTTGGACGTCGTCGCCTAAAATCGCCGGACTCAGCCGGATTCAGAATCTCTACGACGAATCCGACCAGCGCAAATATTGGCTGCCTTGCCCCGAGTGCGGAAATTTCCAGACGCTCGAGTGGATCCAGATCGAGTGGCCCAAGGACCGCCCGCGCGAAGCCGTTTACGTCTGCGTCTTCTGCAAGGCCCGGCTCCAGAATCATCGGAAGGCTTGGATGCTGCCGCGCGGCGAGTGGCGCCCCGGCGCCGAGGGCGACGGCAAGACCGCCGGCTTCCTCATTTCCAGTCTCTACTCGCCATGGTTCACCTGGGGCGAAGCGGCGGCGATGTTCGTCAAGGCCCAGAAGGATCCCGCCCGCCTTCAGGTCTTCGTCAACACCGTCCTCGCCGAAACCTGGCAGCAGACCGGCGAAGCCCCCGAGTGGCAGCGCCTCCGCGATCGCGCCGAGGATTTTCCGCTGGGCAAAGTTCCCGCGGGCGCTTACTTCCTCACCGCCGGCGCCGATGTCCAGGCCGATCGCATTGAAGTTCAAGTCACCGGCTGGGGCCCGGGCCGCGAATCCTGGATGGTGGATTACCTGGTACTCGAAGGCTCCACCGAGCGGCCCGAGGTTTGGGACAAGCTCACCGAAGTTCTCAACCGCCAGTATGTGAACGCCGCGGGCGCAAGTTTCGGAATCGCACGCCTGGCCGTTGATTCCGGCTATGCCACCGCCGAAGTCTACGGCTGGGCCCGCCGCCAGGGACCCGGCCGCGTCATCGTGATCAAGGGCCAGGCCAGCGGCGCAGTGCCGCTTGGTCTGCCGTTCGCCGCCGAAGTCGGCGCCGCCGGCAAACGCATCAAGCGCGGCGTCCGCGTCTGGCCCATCGCCACCGGATTGCTCAAGAGCGAACTCTACGGCTGGCTCAAGCTCGACCGCCCCAGCCCGGAAAGCGGCGAGCCTTTTCCTCCCGGCTTCGTGCATCTCCCGAAAATGCCGGAAGAATTTTTTAAGCAGTTGACCGCCGAGCAGTTGATCACCCGCGTGGTCAAAGGATACCGCAAGCCGGAATGGATGCAGACCCGGCCGCGCAATGAGGCCCTCGACACTCGCGTTTACGCCCGCGCCGCGGCGATTCATTATGGCATCGACCGCTTCGGCGATCGCCACTGGCGCCAGCTCGGCGCGCCGGCTTCTCAACCTGCGCGTCCGCCGCACAGCGGCCCGCCGCCGCCGGCTGCCACCGCCGCGCCGCCGTCGCTGGCGCCGCCGCCCGCCGCGCCCCGCCCTCCGCTCCGCCGCCGCGTGATCGGAAGGTTTTTGTAGATGTCTTTTCGGTAGTGGGTCAGTTTCCAGTGAAGAAGGATGCTGCCGAGTGGAGCAGGCATTCCTGCCTGCTCTTGGTGCGAGCCCCAGTTGCTCGCACCAACCGGCGACCGCCGCAGATTCAGGAGTCAGGTTTGATAATCCGCATTGTCTATCACCGTTGGTGGCAATCCTGGTGGGGTTTATATTGCGCTCTGCCGGCT